AGCATATCAACAGTGGTTATGTCTGTCGGAACACCAGCGAACACCGTTCCAGGACCGTTGTACGATGTCAACGCGTAACCCAAAGGAACGATGCCGACTTTGCCGGATATGAAACTACCACTAAACGGCAACGGCACCTGCATATTGGACATTATCAACGGCATAGCGCCGCTACTGGCAGGAGGTTCTGCAACCCTGTTCGCACTACGTATGCGAGTTCCCCCGTTAGCCCCAGCATTGTAGATAACGAAATCGTCCACACCGAGCGTGCCAGTCCTCTTCTCCAACGTCACGTACCCGTCGGGGTCGACGGTGAGAATATCCCTGTATGTCGAGTCGAGAGCGTGGAGCTCATGGCCCTTGAGGTCGAGATAAGTCGAATTCCCGTTGGAGCAAAGAACACCTATATGACCATAAGGCGCGTATCCGACTACCGTCGACCCGTAAGATATGGAAAGTTTGCGAATATCAACACCGCTGGAAGTATCTGTTTTTCCATAGGTAAACACATATAATCTGACCGTACCAGACGCCGTTGTCGTGAACGTGCCAGAATAGGTAACCCAAGAAGCCGTCGGCGTCGTTGTGCCTCGTATATCCACAATCTTCGAAACCGATGTCGTAAACAAAGCCAGCGAGAATTGATTCGACGTAGCATTTGTCAAACGAGTATCGATCGTATAGTTGTACGTACCGGCTGAAGGCAACTCTATCTGTATATAAGCCCCTGGACTAGAATCTGTTTGACCGCAAGCTATGGACAGATATCCATCGTAAGCGGTCAAGACCGCATTCTGGTTCTTGTACCAAGGAGCGACGACGCCCGCCTTGAACTCGGTGTACGGAACAACATTCCCGCCCCTCACGCACGAAATATACTTCGGCGCATCGGGCGTCGGCGTCCCGTCCTGGACGGACTCGCCGTAGGCCGTGAGGTCTATGAGGGGCAGGTCTGCGGCGTTGGACGTCACTATCGTGCGCTCGCCGGAGGACGCCTTCGTGAGGCGCGTGCCCTCCTTGACGAGCTCGAAGGCGTGTTTGAGGCCAGCACCGTCCAATTGCTTGTTCAAAGCGTCCGTCATAGGCGCTCACCCGGCCAAAGCTGCTGGGCGTAGACGTGCACGAGCGCCTGCTTGGTCACGCCGTCATGACCGCTGGGGGTCGTGGCCCAGGCGACCGCCTCGTCCCAGACCTTGGAGAGGACGTCCTCGACGAGGTCGGCAGACATGACGGCCAGCGACCCGGGCTCGACGTACTCGTAGCTGCCGTCGACGTGGACGTGCCACTCTACGTCGCCCTCCGTCTCGTCGTACGGGTTCTCCGGGAAGAGCTCCATGGACGTCACGTAGGTGCGCGTGCCGTTGTCGCGGACCACGGGGTCCCCGACGGAGATCGTCCGGCCGTACCGGTCCTTCGGGAGGGCCACGTAGTCCTCCATTTTGAATTCTGGCATGAAAGCCCCCTCTCGTCCCATGTCCTTACGCCGCCGTCGCCGCCGTCCAGAGCGCGTCGATCTCGGAGTTGGACAGCGTCTCGATGTTGCTCTGAACCGCATCCCAGTCATTGGCAGGCGTGGAGGTCTTGTCCTGCTTGGCGATGAGCATGTCTCCGACCTCGCAGACCTTGCCGACGTACGTGCCCGCCGTGGAGACGACGTAGTACCAGCCCTTCTTGTAAGCCGCTCCCGTGATGGTCGACTCTGCGGCGACAGTGCCCTTGTACTGCAACGCGCCGGCGGTAGCCGTGCTAAGCTCAGACTTCGTCGCGTAGGTGCTGGCGATGTTGTTGCCCGAGGCGTCCGCCGTCGCGCGGTTGACCGCCGTCGTTCCGAGCGCCGAGACGAGGTTCGCAGCTGTGGCTATCGAGAGCGCGCCCGTGCCGCTCGCGGAATGGTACACGACGCCCGCTCCGAGCGTGGACACGCCGGTGCCGCCCCTTGCGACCCCGAGGGTGCCGCTGCCTATCTTGGAGGCGTCGAGAGACGGGATGTCGGAGGCGGAGAGCGTGTAGTCGAAGACCGTTACAACTCCAGAAGAATTGTCGACGGTAACGCCCGCGATATACGTGCCCGTCGTATCGTCTCCGCTATATAAAAGCTCGCCAGGACGCGTGGTCGTCGCCAGCCCGTGGTCCACCGACAGCAGGACGTAGTTAGTGCCGTCATAGATGAACGTGGCGACGTCCCCATCATATATGACCTCAGAAGTGATTGCCGCCCCGTTGTGGAAAATCGGCTTGGCTCCCTTGGAGTTGACGTTGAGGGTCGCGGAGGCCCCGACGGCGTAGGTGAACTTGACGGCCACGACGCCGCCAACCGTCAACGCGTAGTTGGAGAGCGTCACGGCCTTGGCCGCGGTGGCCGTAGCCGTCGAGCACGTGCCGTAGCCTTGGCCGAGGGAAGCGTTCGTGTACGTCGTGTTCGTGTCGAAGTCGCCCACAACCTCCCAGTTGGTGCCGTCGTAGACGAACGCGTATATGCGGGCCGCGCCGAGGTAACCGGCAGCAGGAAGGGCCGCTCCTCGGTACTTGATGGGCTTCGCCGTGGTGGTGACCGTGGCACTGTCGTCGTACGCCGTTGGAGCGGTCACCGCGAGCGTCAGGTTCGCGGCAGTCGCCGAGTTAGCATAGGTGAACTTGACGAAAACAATGAGGCCGGTCTCCAACGTGCATGGAGACGATAACGTGACGACCTTGGCCGCCGTTCCCGCGGCCGTCGCGCACGTGCCGTATCTGATAGCTTTGTTGCTGCCGTTCAACTTCACGCCGTCGACCGTGATGCCCGTGACAATCTCCGCCACACCTTGCTCGATGGCGACGAAGTTGCTGTCGTAATTGTCGAGAACGGTCGCTATCGACGTGCCTGACTCCGAGCTCCTGCTTATGTCGCTGCCCGTCAACGTGATGTTCGAGCTGAGCGCCTTGTCGTTGACCGTGCGACTCGTCGGGACGCGGGTCGTGTCGGAAGGGTGGACATGGTCCTCCTTCGCCGCCTTAGACGACGAGCCCACGGCCGCCGTGCCGTCCATGACAGGATTGGTCGTAGCTAGGGCGCGCTGCGTCGCCGCTATCGTGAGGGTGCCGGACGCCGCAGTGAGCGTCACGTTGGATCCTTGGATGAACTCGACGACGTCCGAATCTGTGTTGTTCTTGGTCTGCTTTATCTTCTTGGTAGACGAGTCCCACTTCACGTTCGTCACGAACGTCTGGTGGATCCCCTTCAGTATCCCCATGAAATGGGAGAGGCCGCTGCCGTCTATGTACTTGCCCATAGGTTATGCTCCTATCTGCACGGGGACCGCGTTGGTCCACAGGGCGTTTATGTCCATTGTCGTGAGGGAGTAGTCGTCCGGGACGTCGTACCCCTGCTGGTCAACCTGGAATATCCCGAGGTCGGGGAAGTCGTTGTTGCCGACGAGCACGACGTCCTCGATGGACGGCTTCGGTATGTGGTCGATGAAGTCCCCGACCGTCACCAGGTGCTCGTCCTCGGCCCCGACGATGAGCAGCTTCTCCGTGTCGTAGAGCGCCGTCGCGACCGACAGGTCGCTCACGCGCACCGACTCTCCCGATGGCGTCCTGCCAGTGAGCGGGTTGTCCTCGGAGTCCGTGATCTCGTCGTCGTCCTCCGTGAGCAGCGGCGAGTCCTCGACCGTCGTGTACCTGCCGACGATGTGCGACCCGTAGCCCATGTCGGCCATGTTCACCGTGCAGGTGAGCCCGTCGCCGAGGTACGTGAGCGTGTTGCCGAGGTTGTCCGGCGTCTCGCTCTTGCGGTACCACGTGAACTGGCTCGCAGGGTGGGTCGCGTCGCCCGCGACGTCCACTCCCCCGCTGTAGAGGTGGGCCGTGAAGGTCGCCTGGGTGCCAGCCGTGTTCATCTCGTACTCGTGGTCGTAGAGCAACGTGCCGTCCACCTGCGCCATGAGCTGCGAAAGCGTGCGCGACTCGCCTAGCACGACGTTGCTGCCGCCGATGGTGATGCTCGCCGAGCTGTTGCCCGACGCGGGCGTGTACAGGATGTACGCGTCGTCCGAGCCGATATGGTACGGGCGCCCCTCGGCGTAGCTGATGCCGTCGCCCTTGTACTGGGCCACGAGCACGCCGCTGCCGTCGTAGATGTACGTGCCGTCGTTTGCGAGCAGCATCTTGTACCGGCTGCCGAGCCTCGCGCGCGCGTCTTCGAGCGCCTCGCCCGTAGCTGGCGTCACGCTCCCCGTGTTGATGCCGTTTGGCAGCACCCAGAGGCCGCGAGACGTGACGGCGAGGTGGCTCATGATGAAGGAGTCCATGGCCTCGTCGACCGACAGCTCGTAGTAGGTGGACAGCCCGCTCGCCTGCGGGTCCACCACCGGCGAGTAGTCATGGGTGGACGAATCGTAGGTGAAGTACACCTTGCCGTCCTGCACGGACTGGTCCTGCGTGAGCGTGAACGTGCCGTGCTCGCTCGCCCACGTGAGAACGCCGATCACGTCCTGCACGACGCCGAGCTGCCCGAGGGCGCTCGAAGCGTAGAGCGTTGCCGTGTCGGCGCTGTCCTGCGCGTCTGAGGCCGCCTGCGCCGCGTCGGCCGCGTCCTGGTAGATGTCGAGAAGCGTGGTGTTCGCCGCCTCAGCGGCCTCCTGCATGTCCGAGAGCGTCGCGGAGGCGCTGTCGGCGTCGGCGACGATCTGCGCCAGCGTCTTGCCAGCCGTATCCGCGGCGACCTGCATGCCCGACACCAGCTCGCTCGACGTGTTGGCGTCGGCGAGTATCTCGGCCACCGTCTTGTCTGCGGTGGCGGCTGCCTCGGCGACGCCGTCGAGCAGCTCGTCGGCCTCCTCGGCGATGGACTTCACGTGCGTGTAGTCCTCGTCGTTGACCGACGGGACCGTGACGTTGGACACGACGACGGCCCTGTGGTCCACGATGTGCACGATGACCCGGTCCCCGTGGTGGACCTCGACCGCCGACGTCACGGGCGTGGGCTCCTCGCCGCCGTCCAACAGGGCGTAGGTGCCGTCGTTTGAGACGCGTATGGTCGCGAAGATGTCGCGGGAAGCCCCGCTCTTCGTCGAGTCGGCCCTCGCGCCTATCTGCTTCGCGATTTCCCTCGCTATGACGTCGATTTCAGCCATTACCGCCTACTTCGTGAACCTTGCCGTCTCCTGGACGAGGCATGCCGGCGTGCAGCTGATGGTCTGGCTAACCACCATCGCGTTGACGTCGATCCCCGCCCTGCCGTAAGCCAGCCTGACGCCCGTCCCCGGCCTTACGTCCGGCACGAACGCGTGCTCGTAACCGACCTCGTACACCGCGGCGCCCTTGTCCCGCATGACCTTGTCGGCGGCCTGCTCGACATCCGCCTGGGACGGGTTGTCGGGCAGCTCCGGCGACGTCTCGCGGTAGAGCACGCGGCGTCCCCTGCGCTTCAGCGACGTGGGCTTTCCCGGGTCGTTGTCCTCCCTGGTCACAACGGTGGACCCCCCGTCCCTGCTGTATATCAATTGTACCACGTTTGGTACATCTGGAAGGTTTGCCGATACTGTGACGGCGGGCCTAAGTATCGAGCTGTTGGAGTCGTCGAACACGTACGCGGGCGCTATCGCGGCCGGGTAGCGCATGGGCGCTATCGTGAGGTGCCCGCGCTCCGTGACGTCGAGGCGGTGGCCGCTCTTCGCGAGCACGCCGGACAAAAACGAGTTCCACGTGTCGTCGTCGTCTGCCACGTACGGATCCGCAATGGCGATTCCCTCGCCGCTCGCGGCCGGTTCCACAGGCGCACGGCAGTGGGCCGAGGCGAGCGTCACGCACCTCTGCGCCGTGTTGCCGCTGCCTATCGGATAGCCGAGCGGCGGGCTGTCGTCTGCGAGCTCCTTGAGCGGCGAGTAGCCCGTCACGGACGAGCTGCCGCGCATGCCGCTGAAGCTCCAGTCGGTCGCGAGCATGAGGAACGTGCCGAGCGCGAAGCGCTCAGAGACGTGATCCTGCTCTGTAACGAGGTACACGCGGATGTACACCTCGTCCTCCCATTCCCACGTGCTCATGGACAGGTCCACCGTCGCGTTGGACAGCAGCTCGTCGTCGAGGTCGCGCGTGATGGTGCACGCGGTCACCTCGTCGATCCTGGTGACGTCGCCCCAGGACAGGGGGTCCACCTGCCAGTACTCGTAGGTGCGGCGCATCGATCGTTTCCAGTCGGGCACTTCCATCACCACCTTGCCTGGTTGGCGATGAAGTAGGCGTACGTCACCTCTAGCGAGCGGCCAACCCGCAACGCGACCGGCAGCGAGCCGTTCCATGCGGTCCTGTACGGGAACATTGCGCATATGTACGTCATGTTGTCCTCGGATGCCGCTATCGACGTGGGCGACCCCGAGCCAAAGGTCTTCGCCTTCGCCCTGACGAGCTCCATGTCAGAGCCGACCTCCGGAATGTGGCTGATGTTGAAGTAGACCTTGGCGTAGTCGGTCGAATCGCCGGTGCTGTCGTCGAGCACGCTCACGGTCTCGACTTCAACGATGCGGCACCACTCGTGCGCTTCCTGCTCGACGTCGATGGCCGTCGACTCGTTCTCGTGGTCGACCTCGGTCGCGTCGACGGACAGCGAGACGGTCTCCGTCTTCGAGTTCATTGACAGGCCGCATCGGACGCTTGCCCAGAACCCCAGGCCCCTCGGCTCGCGGATGTAGACGTCTCCACGGTACGCGAGGAGCTGCCTGCAAAGGGCGAGCGTCGCGGTGTCGTCGCGCGGGAAGTCGAGCGAGTAGCGTGCCGTGTGGCCGAGCTGCGTGCCGTAGTACGCGACCGGGTGCTTCCGCCCGATGAACTCGGCGTGTTCCCTCTCGACCTCGCCGGACTCGCTGAGCTGCATGTTGTACAGCCCGTCGATGCGGGTTCCGGACAGCCCGTAGTACAGGTTGTCCTCGTCATCGCCGTTGTTGTTGATGACCCACTCCTCGTCCCACTGGATGACGCAGGTGGAATGGGACGAGTTGGCGTACATGTCGTCGTACGACACGGCGCCGGTCTCGGTGTCCCTCGCGACCACGCGGTACGTGCACGTGCCGAAGTTGGCGTGCGGGTCGGCTATCGTCGTCGCCTCGTCGTTCTGTATGCCGTCCAGCAGCAGCGTGAGCGAGCCGTTCGCCTCCATCCTGTACACCGCGAGCTCGATGTTTTCCTGCAACTCGTCGGTCGGGTCGCCGTTCTCGTCCTCGGCGTAGCATGCTGGCTCGATGTAGGCCGTGAGCAGCTCGGGATCGAACCAGACGCCCGCGCTCGGGTCCGGTATCTCGGTGACGTCGATGTAGACGCGCTGGTTGGCCGACGTGCTTGCTCGCAGGCCGCTCTCCATCGCCGCGTCGACGATGAACCTGTAGTCCACGCCGCTGACCAGGTCCACGTCGCCGGGGCCTAGGACGGCGGTCACCATGTTGGCCTGGCTCCTGTTCACGGGATAGTACGTTTGCGAGAACACCGTCTCACCCGCTGGCGTTAATTGCGTGTCGCCGTATATGTCGATGACCTCGACCTCCTGCAAAGGCGCGATGGTCAGCGTGTAGGCGGCCGGGGCATCGGCTTCGAGCGACCCACCGTTCCCGGCCTCCATGACGACTTCGAGCGGCCACGACGTCATATCCCCGACGATTGGCTCGCCGTTCGACTCGAACGAGACGGACGCCGTCGGCTGGAGGTACACCTTGAAGCTGCGGCTCTCCGACCTCGGCGAGTAGGAGCTGTGGACGCCCTTGGTCTCGACGTTCCATGTCAGGGTGGTGCCTGACGCCTGCGCGAGCGCGGAGAACGAGCTGCTGCCGGTGTTGAGGTCGTAGTGGTCCGCGTCGTTCGACACCGAGAACATCATCGGCTGCCCCGACCCGATGCTCACGTACACCTTCGCGGCGGTCTGGTCGGACTCGTCCTCGCTGTTGTGGGTCCACCTTAGCCTGACGGTCTGACCGTAGATGTACGACGGGTCGGTGTCGTATACGGTCGGCGCGTCGGGCCGCGTGGCGAGAACGGTGTTGAGGACCGAGCTCCACGCACCCTCGCCCGTCTCGTTGACGGCGCGGACGCGGAAGTAGTACTTGTGGCCCGACTCGACGTTGACGGCGTCGAACGTGGTGCCGTGGATGTCGTCGACGCTGCTCACCATGCTCGGGTTCGTGTTGAAGTAGGACGACGAGTCGGCGACGTACTCGACCTCGTAGGTCGCCGCGCCGTCTGCGGAGCTCCAGGTGAATCGCGCGGAAGTGGACGAGAGGGCGCTCGCCTTGTTCGCCTTCGGGGTCGCGGGTATCGACTTGCCGTTGACTTTCTCGCTCCAGTTCGAGTCAGCTTTGCGGTTTGCCGTGCTGCCGCCCGTCTTCGGGTGAATCCTCGCCCTGAACTTGTACGTCTTGCCAGGCGGCACCTTATTTTTGTCCTTGAAGTGGAGTACCGCCTCGCCCTCGCATTTGCGCTTGTTGACGCAAAGGCTCGCAAGGCGCTTGCTGCCGTCGTAGACCTCGACGTCGCACGTCCCGCAGTCGCTCTCTGAGCTGGTAACCGTCACCTTGGCGTAGGTTCCGTCCATGTCGACGGTGATCGACGGCGCGTCCATCTTGATGCTGAACGCGAGTGTGACGACTCCCGTCCAATTGGCTGTAAAGTACTTTTTCTCGACTTCCTTCTTGTTCTCGGTCACCGTGTAGGTGCCGGAAACAGGTCGAATCTTGCAACGCACCTTGAGCGCGTCTTCCGGTGCCGAGTACTCGATGCGGAAGGTCTTCGAGCTGGCGTTGCCGACCCTCGCGGCCTCCTTTTCAGCCGTGCCGTGCGAGGACGGTATCCACTTGCTGCCGCGCAGGTATTCCCATGCGTATTCGAAACCCGTCGCTTGTGGGGCGTCCTTGAACGTCCACGACAACAGGGCCGTTTTCTCCGAACCCGGCTTGAGCGATATGGTTAGGTTTGTCACTTTGCCTTTCGCCATGTCTACCTACCTGCCTCGACCTTGAGCGCCTTCGCGAGCGCCTGGAGCGCGATGGCGCCGTCGCTGCCCTCTACGAGCGACACGCCGTTTATCGAATAGTGGTTGTGCACGACGGAGGTGGACCCAGCCGCACCTGGCATCTCGGCGGCCACCGCACGTGCGAACGGGCGGACGTATCGGCGGTTGGACAGCGGCACGATGGCCCTCTGCCGCCCCATCTTGAGGTAGGCTTCCGTGCCCGCCTCGCCGATGATGCCGTCAGGCGTCATAATCGCGCGCGTCGCGACGCTGAAGCCGCCTGCCGCGTGCATCGGGACGGAGATGCCGCCAGCGGCGTTCATCGGGATTGAGATTCCGCCGGACGCCTTTTCTACTTTTTGCGTGCCTAAATCGAGAGTTTGCTTTTCTAGTATCTGCTTTGTCCTGATGGTGACTGTTGACGATTGCCCGTCTAAGCTTGTGAGCTGTGCGCCTACTGAGGAAATGACGCTGCTCGCCTGGTCATCAACCTTGATGGTAGGAGACGGATTTTTGTCTGCAACTTCGTCAAGCATTCCCTTGAGCCCGTTGACCTTCTTCCCCTCGACAATTACTGAACCGTCGTCCTCGACGGTAAACGTCTTTCCGTCGATCGTCATGTTTTCAAGGTCGATAACATGGCCCTTAACCTCAACGGCATTGTCGGTAATTGCGACGTCTTTCGGCGAGATGTTCAGGTTGTCGATTGTGTTCACAGCCTGTGCCACGAGGTCAAGCCTACCGCCCGCCTCCCTGTAAAGGCGCGAAAACTGTTCGGAGCCGATGTTCGCGAGACGCTCTGCATCGATGCCAACGTCGTATAGCGCTTTGGAGAACTCGTTGAACGTGCCTTTCGCATATCCGGCGCCCTTAGCCATGGTGCGCCACGCAGACTCGCTTTCTCCGGCTGCCATCAGGGCGTCCTTATACTTCCTGGCACTGCGGGCCTCGTCTGCGAGGGCTACGGCGCTCTTTTCCGACTCGTTTGCAACAGCGGCGGTGGTTGTCGCCAGCTCGTAAGACGCATTTTCTGTCGCAACGATGGCGTCCAGCTCATCGCGATATCCTTCTATCCTTTTGTACGATGCATCAATTTGCATTTGCATGTCAGTTGGGTCTGCGTCGTACCTGTTTCCAAACTGGTCGAAGTACTCGCCGTTTTCTGACTGGTGTATCTTCGACCATTCTTGGTATTTCTTGACGAGGTCGTCGTAATAAGACTCTTCTTGAGCCAGGGCAACGTTTGTCGCAGCCTCCTGCTTCATGGCGTCTTGCGCGACTTCCATGTACGCGTTAGCCATTGTCCTCTGCTTGAACGCCTCGACATTGGCTTCAAGTGCGTCTGAGTTCTCGTTAATGCGACCTGTGTAATTGTCGACTATTCCCAAGCTCGATCCTGTAAGGTTGTTGTATTCCTTCAGGGCGGCTTTAAGCTCTTCCAATTTTGTCTTATCGCCGTCGAGCGCTCCAGCCAGGTTCAGAATCTTATCCGCGTAGAACTGGGCCATTATCGCATTGTCTTCAGCTCCGTCGAGCGTCTTTGTGTACTGGTCAGCAAGCTGCGCGTTGTTTTCGGTCACGGAATCAAACGTATCTTGTTGCTTCTTGGCAGTCTTTGCTCCGTCATTAAGGCTTTTCGCAAACTCGCCCTGCCCGAGCTTTGCGGCATCGGTGCTGTTCTTGAGGTTGTCGACGACTTTTCGAAGCTCTTCCGTCGACTTCCTGTAGTTGTCGTTCTTCTTCCACGCGTCGTAAATAGCCATGCCGACTTGTTCTATCGCAAATCCAGCAGCGGCCATGGCTCCCATCTGCCCGACGCCGTTCATGAGGTTCAAAAAACCAGCGCCAGCCCGAGTGCCGACGTTTTTTATCCTTTGTACTGCCTGTTCGCGCTCGGCAACCTTGAGTTTTTTCGCGGCTGATTGCTGCTGTTCCCTGATGGCCTTGCTCTCTTTGCCCGTTGCAATAATGTGCTTCTCTTGCGCAACGTTCATGCCAATCATGGATTTTCGAGCCTCGTCGAGTTTTTTCGTGGTTCCTTCGAGCTTGCTTCCCATGGCCTTGTAAGCCGAAGTGACGCCCATTGCGCTCGTAAGCGCGGACCCCTCGGTCCTGGCGAGCTTGTTCTCCGCCGTCATGTACGTGCGCAGGTTCGACCTGAACGACCCGAACATGTTGCCGAAGGCGCCGATGCCCGTGAGCGTCGGGCCGAGAAGTCCACCCAGGCCGACGGCCGACGTCAGCATCGTCTGCATCGCGGGGTCGAGGTCCGTGAACCACTTGACGAGGTCTTGCGCGATGCCGGTAAGCGTCTTGAGGTGCGGCGTCAGGGACTCTGCCGCTACCGCCCCGAGCGCCTGCATGTTGTTCAGCATGATCTGGAGCGTGCCGCTGAAGCCCTGGGACTTGTTCTCGGCCTCCCGCGCGGCGTCGCCCATCGTGCCGAACTCGTCCGAGATTCCGTAGTACGCGTTCTTAGACATCCTCAAGGACTCGTCGAGCACCTTGGTCGTCTGCGTCAGGCCGTTGAGCAGCGTCCTGTCGTAGACCGAGCCGATTCCGAGCTTGTTCTGGAGCACGTCCTCGACCGAGCCGCCCTCGTCCTTGATCTGCTTGAGGCCGTTGATGAACTTCTGGAAGGTCGCCGTCGGGTCCTGGTCCCATGCCTTCGAGAACTGCTCTGCGGTCATGCCGGAAATCTCGGCGTAGGCTTGCAGGCTGTCCTGCGCGGCCTCGAACTCGGCGATGTCCTCCTCGGTGACGTCCTCCAGGTTGTACATGCCCTCGGACACGCCCGCCGTTGCCGTCTCGATGCGGCCCAGCACCCTCATGAGCGCGCCGCCTGCCGCGTGGGATTTCTGGCCCGTCGCGGTCGCGGCGGTCGCGATGGCGAGAATCTCGTCCGGCATCATGCCGACGATGGACGCCATGCCCGCGAAGCGCGTCGTGATGTTCGCGATGTCGGATTCGAGCGCGGGCTCGGAGTTGCCGAGGCGCACGAGCGAGTCGGCGAAGTTGTCGTAGTCGTCCGCCGAGATGTGCATGATGTTGCTCATCTTGCCGAGCCACAGCGCGATGTCCTCGGTCTCGAAGGCTTCGTCGGTAGCAATCGACAAATCGCTGACGACTTTGCTGAACTGCTCCAAGTTGTCAACCGTGACACCGAGCTGGCCGCCGATGGCCTCGATGGACAGGATTTCGTCGGCGCTCGTGTAATGCGTGTTGCCGAAGTCGATGGCCTTCTCCTTGAGCTGGACGAAGTCCTCTTCGGTGCCCTGCACCGTCTTGCGCATGTCGCGGTACGCGGCGTCCACTTCCCTGGCCGACTCGACGGCGTACATGCCGCCCATCATGACCGCCGGGTAGAGCGTCGAGTAAATCTGCATGCCCATCGAGGTGAACGCGCTCGACGAGAAGAACTTGGTCTTCTGACCGGTTTTAAGGCTCTTGTTCATAGCGGCCGTCATAGCGGTATTTGAGGCTGCTTGGCCCGCCGCCTCGTTGTACCTGACGGCTCGGTTGTATACTTGAACTTGTTCTGCCGCGTTGTTGTAGCTACGCCCGAGCTCATCGACAAGTGCACGCGTTTCACGCAATTGCGCGTTTTTTGCCCTGTACTCGTCTCCAGCAGTGAGCATTTCCTCGGCGTTGTTTGAATTCATGATTTTGAGGCGCAGCTCGGTGAGTTCGTCTCCGTACACGTTTGCCTTAGCCTTGGCTTCCGCATATGCTTCACCGAGTCGGTCCACCTCGGCGCGCGCCTGCGCCATATGCGATTCGAGCCTCTCGGCGTCCTTCGCAGCTTCGAGCACGCCAGGACTTGCAGCAAGCTCGTCCATCTCGTTGTTGAGATGTTTGGTCTCGATTTCGACGGCCTTGATTTTCGCCCTGAGCGATTCAGCGTGCGAGATCGCCGTGCTCAGGCTCGACGGGTCGCTGCGCATCGCCTCTTTGAGCAACTTCGCCTGGACGGCAGTTCGCTCGATTTCGGCGCGGGCCTCCTTGAGGGTGCCGGTCATGCTGGTGCCCTGGAACGCCTTTGCTGCGGCGTTCATCTCGCGCATCGCGGCCTTAGCCTTTGCAGTTTGCTCGATTATCTTGTTCCCAAAAGACTGGTATGCTGCAACGTCGTTGAGCTTCTTGAGCTCCGCTTCGGTAAAGCTGAATTCGCTCCGCAGCGCCTTGACGGCGTGGCGCATTTGATCGGATTCTTCTGCCGTTACAGCGCCTAAGCGTTCCATGTAGGCAATGAACCCTTGCAGCTTTTCAGTTGATAGCTCGCTCCACCCCTTTTTGAACGGATTCGGGACGTTGCTAAGTTTTTTACAAGACGCCCATGCGTCAGTGGCTTTGTTGTGGAGCCTTGCAAGCTCTTCGGTGACGCGATTGTAACGCGTCAGCATAGTGGACGCTTGCGCTGACGCATCTTT